ATAATTTTATCCATATAGTCTTGTTCGGCATTACTAAAATCAAACGACTCTGTGATGATTTCTGCCGCATCTCGCCATTGTTCCAGTTGTACTTCGTCTTGAGGATCAGATAGCCAATTTTCAAATAAACCTATCAAATCCTTTACCTTTTCCTGGAATTGCATTGATGATGCTCTATTCATACAGAAGATGTTTCCTCAATTTTTGTCGCCGACGGAGTCGACACGGATGGAGAATCGTCTTTGCTCTTCTTCTTTCTTGTTCCTTCCGTCTTTTGCCTCAATATCCACTTGAGCACCCCTTCCTGATTTCGCTTGATTTCTAGACCTTTAATTGTTGTGACGCGCTGGGTATCCTGACTATAATTAACGACTTTAATTGTATTTAATAGGCGATTATCAAGCGCCTTCTGGAGATAAATAAATAGCGATTTCTTCTCTTCGTCGGTAATACTAAACTCTGGAGCAATCTCTTCAATAAAGATCCGAAGACGATTCAAACGCAGTCCACGCTCAATTCGATGCCATGGGCGTTTATACGCCTCTTCTACTCCATTGTCGAGTAAGTTTTTAAAACGGTCGCCACCCTGTGGAATGTCCTCTGCCACAATATGCTTATGGGTTTTATGACGATCCATCATCTACTCTATTAGACGCGTGCCGCGTTTAGATGACCTCTGCGTGTATCATATCCAGAACTTCTTGAATTGTATGCTGTCCCAACGTTTCTTTTGATGGAATCGGTAGCCATCCACGATATGATTTTGGTTCTCCTGTTAGGTAAATTGTCCTCCAGCAAAAAGACTCCGTGTCGCTTTTTTCCAACTCTTTCCATTGATAGAAATCATTCAGATTCGTTTTTTCGGGATCGACGGGGCACAAGTATATATTATTTTTCTTGATCGGCGGACCCTGTAAATAAATACCATTAGGATGAAGGATGTCCTCTTCTAGATCTAACGAATCGTCCTCTCTCCATGCTAGCGTCCCCCCGATCGTAAGAAGTTGAAATATAGTAATCTGCATGGTTGCGATTTGTTTTACCTTGTGAATAAATGGGACAATAATCATCTTTATGATAGGTAGTATATCAGTACTTTAAATGGCACAACCTGTTTATCCTGATTCACGTACTCAGTCGGCCGTTCAGGCGTTTCCTCTTCCTCAATTCATCGGGCGAACACGCCGAGAATATGATACGAAGGATAGCATCAATGCGCGACAGTTTGAACATTGGCAAACTGATGGAAAATTCATGGACAATGGTCGTCCGGACATGAATCGTCAAGCGCCCTTCTATGATATGATGCCGAATGTCAGTCGTGCTAGTGATCGAAGTTTTCGTTCCCAACCTCGTTATGATGTCGAAGGAGAGCGTGGAGGCCAGAATTCATTTTTTGATAAATACGATACATCATCTGATTCTCGTAATATGACTCGTGAGTTGAGAGCCAGTGTGTATGAAGACAAAAACACGGGCTATACCAAAGAGTCCAATAAACTGTTAGAACGTAATTTTGATAGTCGTTGGCTGGATACAACCGTTATGAAACAACAGGCTGCCGCTGCAGAAGAGTTGCGACCGAAGATGGATGATATTCGGTTGTTTTATTTGAATAAACCTCGTGATACATAATTTTTAAAAAGTCCACGTGTATTTTGCCCCTGTAAATGTCATCCACGCATTTATATCATTTATTTTGAATTGACCTTCATGAATCTCACGATCGCCTCTTATACGCCAGTATCTTCGTTCTGGATACTGTTGCCTTGCCGCAACTAAGAATTCTGCTTTGGTATACAGTCCAGAAGCTCTCAAACCATCCATCCATTGGATTTTTGGCCATCTGCCCCGACGTTCTGCCATTGTTTTATATCATGTTTTACACTTTATATTCTTATACATTTCTGTGAACTTTTTCCTAAAAAGCTCTTATTGATTTTTGTGAGCTTTTTTCTAAAAATCTCTTATTGATTTCTGTGAACTTTTTCCTAAAAAGCTCTTATGAGAAATCCAGCTCAATCGGTGTAGTGTAGACCTGTAATTTATTTAACGAAGATGGGGATTGCTTCGTACGACGACGTGTTGTTCTCGCACCGGCCGACTTCATAGGAATTGCGTCCGTCAACGAGTCCGTTGATAATTCAGATGATGTTGAAGATGCGGTAGAAGCCAGGGTCTTATTTCTCTTTTGGATTTGAATGGTTTCCTTCAAATACGCATTGTAGCCCGTTCGGATATCTTCCTCATGTGCTTCCATGTATTCTAGAATGTTAGACTCCAATGCCCATCGAAAAAAGTTCAGTTTTCCAATCGTCGTCATAAACGGCTCATGATTAGGAATGGTGAACATAATGCGTTCCCTGCGACAATTTGGGTCAAAGTATTGCTTAGAATACGCTTTTAGTTGACCCTTGTAGCTGAGATAGACAAGGAACTCTTGACCATTGAGTGGATAGCGAACAAAGCTCTTTCGGCTGTATTTTGTGACAAACCAATCAATAATACGAAGACTCAGGGGCGCTTCGCCATTGAGATACGTCAGAACTTTATCGATTTCCGGTTGGCTGGCATAGAAACGCTGAAGACTCGCAATGACCAATTCGGGTTTACATTCGATTTTACGCTTTCTGGTTTGAGGATCGGCAGTATAGCTGTCCATGTCTGTTTCGTACATCGTTTACGATTCTTAGGCCCCTATTGTGTGTGGAATCCTATTTTAAAACCCCATTCAGAATAGAATGGCTGATCAACCACCGACTGGATATAACCCCAGTTCGATGCTTCCCTCTGCGGGAGGCACGATTCATGCCATGCGTGGAGGCGGAGATGGGGGAGCTCCTAACGGATATAACCCTACTCCTCTTACTCCTTCTACCGCTCAGAGTCAGCATGTGCCGATTACGCCCTATACAGGTGGAGGTCCGAACGAAGGTCTGGCCAAACAAATTGCGGTAGGCGCCGTTTCCATAAAAGAAACCGAAAATGCTTCACATACTGCTACGCCAACTAAAGATGCTACGCCAACTAAAGATGATACGCAAACGCAAGATGTTGCTCCGTCTCAAGTGGTAGAAAGCTCATTGAGTACCGCAACCAATACTAACGTATCTGCGAACGTAGTTGAAGCACCTATAACGCCAACTGTAGTATCTGCGCCTATTGTAACGGTAACTCCTGTTAATGCTACCATTGTTACCGCATCTCCCGTCGTAACAGAAGTCGATAAGGTAGCGCCCATAAATGAGGCACCACTTCGCAATGCGCCCTCCGAAAGTGCTCCTAAAAAGCAAATCTCCCTGAACGGTCACAAATTAACGATTGGCCCTCCTTGGGATTTGAGCAAAGGCTCTAAAGAAACCGAAGCTCTTGCCTGGTTTGGCGTAGATAAGACAACCGATACTAAATTAAAAGAGGAAGTTCTTCAAGCGCTCTATGATGGTGTATGTGATACAGATAAACCACTGATTATGGTACTAGAATGCGAACCACTTAGACGTCTTGTACAAAGTCTCGCAGAAAAACTATTAGGACAACTTACTAAGCCCGTTGTGAAGAAGCCGGCGAATGCGATAAAGAATGCGGTTCGTACTGAAAAGAAGTCAATCACTCTCATGACATTTAATATCTTTCAGAATTTGTGTCAAGCAAAGAAAGCAAAAGAGTACATTGAAGCCAGTAATGTGGACATCGTATGTACACAGGAAGATACTAAAACAGAACTGGCCAATTACAAAGAGATCAAGGCATGTGGAAGCGGAACGGAAACCGAACGCGTCTATCTTGCCAATGGACTCTCTGAATCCAAGGTGGATTGTGTCAATGTACCAGGCATCAATGGTAGCCCCGAACGAAGCGCAGTACTCTTTACATTTCAGGGCGTTACTTTTGCTAATCTCCATATGGAGGGTGGTCGATTCAGTGACGAGCGATTGTTTCAGGACACGGATGCCTTACAGAAGAAAAAGATGGAACTATTGGAAAAAGTTCTCGAAAAAAATCCAGATATCATTCTTGGAGATTTTAATAGTATCTATCATTCTGATCCTGCCAAACGACTTACATTTCTACAGTCACAATACGATTACTTTTCCAAGAAGGGTCATACCAGTGATGCGGATAAGGCGATTATTGCTACATGGAACAATGCTCCATACGAACTATTAGAAAGTAAAGGGTATGTATATGCGACCCCATCCAATGAGAATGCGATCACCAACGGACGTGGGCAAACGATCATCGATTCGATCTGGTATAAAAACGATCCTGAACGATTTGAAGTGAAAGATACTGCTATTCTGGAAATCATGGATCCAAAAGACGATTATAATGATCCATCCAAGTGTGCCTATTCCGATCACAATCCGATCAAAACAACGATCGGATTTAAGAAAACTGCTGCGCAATTGACCTCCAATGCGGATGAGGCTGCGCGCCAAGCATCGATTGCCGCAGAGCAAGCAGCCGCACAGGGTTCGCGCGCTTTAGAAGCCCTAACAGATTCACCTGTAACCACCGCTACAACGGAAGAGGAGATCTCGCGCAAATCATTGATTACCGCAGAGCAGGCATCCGCACAGGGTCCACGCGCAGAGACATTGATGGATTCGTCTACAACCAATGAGGTTACAGGTCAGGCATCAATTACCACAGAGCAAGCTACTACCGCTATACAAGAATCTACAACAGAAAAGAATTGGGCTCAATTCCCAAATGCTCCTAAAGGTGAAGATTCAACTACACCATCTGATAAACGCCCCAGTGTAGAAGGAAGTTGGAATTTTAATACAACTCTTGATAGCGACCATCCTATAGAATCTTCTGAAACACCATCTACGAATGATCTTGGACCAATTGGGACTGTTGTAGCTACCAGTGAAATAGAAGATAATCAATCCAAAGATTCACTAGTCGATTCTGAACGATCCAATACATATGATAATGGAAAAGTAGCAGAGAGCGAACCAAAAGATCTTCTTGAAATTGGCGCAGCGTATTTATCCTATCTTGATGCGAAACAAGCAGATGAGCTCGCAGAAGTTAAGGATGTAGTTCCACCAGCATCGTTTGAATCAATTGAATTACCCGAGTCACCAAAAGATATGTTAGAACAACGACGCTCGTTTTGGGAGCGCCCTCTAACAAATGAAGAGTTCAAACAATTTAATGTTTTACTTGATGATAAGAGTGACACATCATTATTTACCCAAACGTCATTAACACCTTATCATACGCAACTTGAAGCTAAGAATGAAAATATGCTAACATACTTAAAATCATATATGTATTCTAATAAGAATGGTTCACTTACACGATATAATACTCGCACAGATGATGGAAATATTATAGTAAATCAACAAATAAATAATCAATTACGTGATTTTGCAGTAGATCTTCCTCGTTTTAATCATTTTACATTTTTATCAAATACATATAATTATACATCCCATGAAAAAGAATCAAATGAAGAAAAGGAAGAACGAACATCTAAGATATTAGACATTATTGAAACCTTGCCACCTGTTTTATTTGAAATGGTATGTGGTTTACATCAAGGTTTGCTTGCTAGATTTGCGTTACCAACTGGCATAATAGCACGACAAAATGATAAGTTATTTAATATATTATTGATGATTCATCCTGATAAAATCGTTTTTCGACATGTTGGATTGTATCATTCATTTTCAACAGAAGGAAATGTAGAAAGTAATCCAAAATATCCATTTATTGGAATTGCTACCGTTGTAATTGATCCTGCTACACTGGGTGGCTCGGTTACATATGATACATATGACATCGCCGGCTATGTGAAAGACTTTGAACAAGCGCATTATTCTAATTTTGAGATTGCTACTACCCAAGAACAGGATCGAGTATTTATCACATTACTAACTCGAATTGCGAAACGCTTGAATTTTAGATTGAATCCAATTACAACTGCGAAAGATCCTGAAACGGGTAAACCCGTCAAAAATGCCTACTTCGAATCACTTTATCAAAATGCGCAAAGCGGTAAACAACATGACAAAGATGTGATACGCGATATGATTACTCGTTTTGAATCCAGTCCTAATCTCAAACAAACAACATTAAATACATTAGCTAACACGGCAGAGGATAAATTAGGTGACTTTTTATCGGATTATATTCGAAAAATACGTGCTCACAAAAAGAATCCTTATCATATTGATTCTGTCAATGAACGCTGGTTTTCTACATTAAAGATTGATACTCCTGATGTAATTCGCACAATTGATGCGAGTTCATATGAGAAATCGATTCAAGATGCGATTGCTGAACTGAAAGATCAGATTGTCCTACATAAAGACTTGTATGAAAAGTTTATTACTCAATTAATATTAAGAAAAGCGTATTATGAAAAGGAATGTGAAACAACCCATGATAATGAAGGTGTAGAAGAAAATAAATTAAAAGGTCTGCTTGGAGAGGACAAATTGAGTGAACTACTTGAGCGCATCGAAGGATTCCGTGGAAAAGATGCTGAATCACGTTTACCATCTATTACAGGCATCTTTCGACGACGCGAGATTAGCAGTGACATCGCAAAACGAATTGAGTTTCATAAACGTGTACAGCAACAAACAATACATGTGTTTAAGGTTGTAATGGAATATCGTATTGCGATAGCACGATATGTATTGTTTCAAAAACTTCTTAATTCGATAGGGCAATATCTGAATCGTACAACACAATTACCCTATGTAGAGGAAAATGTCGTTGAACCAGAATATGATGTCGCAGATCATGATTCTCTCCCTCGTGCGATTACACAGGCAGAACAATCCGTTGAGCAAGCAGAACATCAGCCTGTTATATCATCCTCTATGTTAGATAATGTTCAAGTTGCGATCGAAGCTGCAGTAGGGCCAATGTTTGATGATGAATTGGCAAAGAAGATTGCAATCGCTGCGGTTGCCGTTCTGATGAACGATTTTACAACGTATCAGCAAAATATTAATTCATTTGCAACAAATGGTTCTGATAAGATGACAATGCCAAATGGAACCACTGAACAAAACCCATTTATGGAACAACCGATCGCTCCAAGAGTATTGCCTCCTATCAAAACACGTGGAAATTCCATTCGAACATCTGGCCAAATAGGTTCACCCTCTAAGGCATTCAGTCCACTGACGGAACAAATACAATCAAAACAATATTTTAATAAATTGAAGGAAGTGGCAAAACAGGTTAAACCAACACAAAACAATATGTCGAATTCAAACAACGATGTTCCACCTCCTCCACCTCCTCCACCAAGTGTATCACCATCCGATCTTAATAATAATTCTAATGATATTCCACCGCCGCCGACTAACGCGCCTCCATCGATGCGACCGATTGGCACGCCTGTCGCTCCAATTCGAATGCCAAACAGAACATCTATACCTCACTACAAGGAAATTCTAGAAAGAACTCTGCCTGAACATAAACCATTTTTAGGAAGCGACGAGAGAATTCAGAACACACTTGTATTACTCGATAAAATAGACAAACTCATCGCAGACTCTTCCATAAAGAATAAATATAATCAACCTGAACGAGTCGCGGCGGTGCGAGATGAATTACAAGATCTCTCTAAATTATTACGAAGTACGCTACTCGCCTATGTTACAACTCCTTCAAATAAAATGGTTCAAAATAAATCAAAGACGGTGCGCAGTGGAATTACACACCAATTACGACAACACATCATGAAAATAGAACGAGAATTGCCTGACCTAGAAGACACAATAAAGGGATTCTTAAAGAAAGCACCTAAAAATGAGTTCCAGCAAGGGCTTGAAGAAATTGACAATATTGTTAATAAACTTCCCAATAAGAAAGACACGACTGATAAGACAATCGAAAAGAGCCTAGAACCAGCCGCTCCTGTTAATAAGGTACTCGAGAAAGCTCAAAGAGACACTGCCATCGCAGTAACGGGAATGACTAATAAGGAGAAGGAATTACAACCCAATTTTAATAAAAGAAATGCGGTTACTTCTCAATTGAAAAAGAAGTTTGGTTCTCTGACAAATCAGTTACGAAATCAAGGTGTGAACTTTGGCAATGTATCTAACCCCACGAATGTCCCTGTGTCTAAACCTGTGAATGTTGTATCTGAGCCTGCGCCTCCAAATAGTTTGAATGCGCTAGTAGCTGCCAAAGGCAAATTAAACAAGCGACCATCTGTACCCATTACTGCCGAAAAATCCTTACAACTCCAAGCAACCACAATGCGAGGACAGATTAATGGCTTACTTAGAGAGTCCTCTGCTAAAGTACAAAATGCCAGATATAGTCAAAAGAGTGAGGATATTGTTGATATTCGTACGAAATTAGGTGAAATCCGACGTGATTTAGATAATACGATTAATGTATTGATCAATCCTGTTAATCCATATGTATTAAATACGAAACGTTCTGATATTGAAAAAACTTCGCAGCAGATTGAGAACTATAAGAGTCAATTAACATCGCTTTATGGGCAACTAGGTGGTCAACGTAGAAAACAGATTACAAAAAAACATTCTAAACGTAGCAAACGTCATACTCAGAAAAATTGACACTTTATCAACCCTATAAGGTAAGCTATTATGTTTCTATTCTTCTCTTACTACGCAATTCACTGTATTCTGGATCGACTTCTTCGATGCTGTGTTTGCGATCCCTACTATCTCCTACGAGGGGTTCATCACATCATCATGTCGATTCTTACCGTGTCCACTGTTAATCAAACCATTCATAACATCTATACACTCTCTCCTCATCCTTATTCATTTGATGTACTTACACTTTCTACATCCTTTCACCTTTATCATCTTACCGTGTACTATCGTATCTTTAAATGGGAAGACTGGGTGCATATTATTGAACGCCTCTTTATCTCTTTACCCATCTCCCTCTATTATCGCTCTCCTTGTCTTAACGGTTATCATCTATTTGCTCTTAGTGCTCCATTTGGTTTCGATTATATGGCATTATTCTTCTATCAAAATCGCAAATGTACATCGATACAAGAAAGGCAAACGAATCGATGGTTGAATAAGTGGATTCGCACACCTGTATGCCAGATCCATCACATGATTACTGTCACCTATCTCTATCGCCAAACCACACGATTCGATGAGTACTGGTGGTCAGGAGTATGTGCGATGGTCATCGTCTATGGTAATTCATTATATATCCAACGTCATCGTGACGAATGTCATCATACGACTAAACTTGAATAACATCAATATGACCGTTACAAACGGTGCTGTTGATATTAGAATCGCAATTTACTTCCCTTCTTCACCAGTAAGTCCATCATAAACAGTACAAAAATGCCACTGGAAATAAACATAAGAAGCTCTGATGTGACCTGCTCGGGCGATGACGAGTTCATATCATCCAGACGCGCAAACAGTTTATCTAGTTTTTTCATCACTTGATCCATGGATACTTCCCCATTGTTTGTCTGAGGACGATAATATTTACCACCCGGTGGCGGAAGATGTTCCACGAATGATGTTTGAGCCCCCGCTTTTGTCAACGGTTTCCAAAACATATTTACGGATGGATTCGGAAGGGTAGCAGATGATCCCGCTTTCGCAATACCGGCTCCTTCAAATGTCTTACGAAAATCCGGATACAATGTTTCATTGCTTGGATTCGGTTCATAATCTGCAAAACTGTCACTGTCCGGATCCATTCCAAAGTACTTTTTGGAAGGCAACAATGTTTCCGAAGTCGGAGCCTTCACCGGTATGATATGTTTCGTCATTTCAGCTTTCAAATAGTCATACATCGGATCTTTATCAAAATTGGTGTGTCGTTGATCCGTTGGTTGCTGTGAATTGAGATGAGTAAAGGCCTCCGTGGTTCCTTGAGGTGCCGTTACGGGTGTATGCTCTCTTATCCCAGTCGCCGGATTCATGGCAGGGACATCGGGCGCTCGCTGAAACGATTGGCGATCGGGATCTTTATCCTCGATATCCAAATATTCCGCCGCCGGTCCCTTACACCGTCTGGCTTTTCGACGCTCCTCTTTCCGTGCCATCTTGGTGGCATAATCGGCAGCGCATCCCGGAGAGGGTGCGCCTCCGATGGTTTGAAAGGCATCATCCAAAGCGCAATAGTTCATTGCCCTTACTACCAAAAGCAATGATTCTTATCTTTCGTATTTGAACCCTAAACAAATCATTTCTGTAATCAGGATGGCACAACAGGGTGGCATGGTTTCACAAGGGTGGATGGTAGATTCCCTTCAACGTATTACCAATCAATTTGACTCTCCTTCGAAAATGGTGTATGGTATATTAATTGTATTACTAATTGCTTATTCGTCGGAAGTTCCGTCTGTATATGCTAACTTTGCGGATTCCTTATTGGGACGTGTCTTTGGTGTTGCCATTGTATACGGCGTTCTAGAAACGATGGGGTGGGTGTATGGTCTTCTTACCGCTCTCGCATTTCTCCTTCTTCTTACGGGTGCCAGCCGAACCGTACAAGAGGGGTTTGATGGAGGTGGTACTGTTTCTGAGAAGAAAGTGATTGGTAAACGCTGGTTTGTAGAGAAAGTACTTGGCGAATATCCTTCTAAAATCGCAACGGATCAAGTGACCACACATGCCATTACGGATTAACACCACAGAAGTAGAGATGAAACTTGCGTGGCTCACTACGGACGACTTCATTCAGCCTCTTGTTATTTTATTTGCGGTTATCATTGTTATTCAATATAGTTCCCTGTTTGAAACAGAATATCATGCCAAACTGATTGATCTCTATATCTATCCGTGGTGGCGTATTCTGGTTGTACTGTTAGCTGTCTCTGCTGCCCTATGGTGCCCACAAATTGGCATTCTAGTAGCCCTTGTGGTGTTCTTTTATCTGAGCGATATGAATACTCTGATTACCCCTCTGCCCCATTTGTAAAGAACAATCGCATTTAAAATGAGCAATGATCTAACAGAATGAGTCTTCCGGTTGCGGTAGGACCGGCCCTTACGGCCATAAGCCCGTTTGAAGGATTCCTTCATGTCTTTAACACCAATCCTTATTTTATTGGAATTATGATGTTACTTTTGAATCTTGGAGGACGCTTTATTGGCCTAGAAGTTACTAAAAAACAGGAGCAATTCTTACAACACCCGTGGGTGAGACGTGTTCTCATTTTTACAGTATTGTTTATGGGTACACGCAGTATTACGGTGTCCTTTTGGGCAACGGTTGCTGTTGTATTAGTACTAGGATATCTCTTTAATGAAAACTCGTCGCTGTGTCTCTTTGGCAATGGAGGAGCAAAAGGTTCGACTTGTTCCGATACTCCCACTCCAGGAGATGGAATGAGTCCCGAAGAAAAGGAAATCCTTCAGCGTTTGAGTTCCAAAGCCCAGCGATATCAGACAGCGAGTAGTGATCGTACTCCACTAGACAATTCTGATGATGATGTTCTTCATACAGACATCTATGCTGCAAATCTGACTCTTCTTAGAGGGTAAATGTAATAAGATACTTATCATAAGTAATATATTACATAATTTTCACTATAACATACCTTATTTATATGGGGACGTTATGTCTCCATTTACAAGTTAAGTGTCATCGTGTTTCCTGCGGGGACCACTGGCTTTCTACGACCACGACCCGCTCGCGGACCGCTGGTAGCTGTTGTACGAACACTTTCCGCATCAGAGATGTCACCCGAATGAACGCTCGAGATTTCTGCGGCTGCTTGCATAGCCGGCTGATTCATAAACGAAGCAGGCGGCGGGTACATCGGCGGGGGAGCATCTACTTCTGCCGACCGAACCTCCTGGAACGTCTTCAAAATATCATCCATTCCTGACGGACCCTTCATTTCACGGCGTGGACCCGGCGGTGGCTGCATGGCCGCCATGTTCTGTGGCATCTGAGGTGACTGATAGAACGGACCTGGTTGCGCCTGCTGCATTTGTGGAGGCATCGGGGCCTGCTGCTGTGGCATTCCCATGGCAGCACCCATGAAATTACCAAATCCAGGTCCTGCCTGCTGAGCCGCTGCCTGAGCGAATTGCTTCGCCAATTGTGGGTTCGCACGGAAGATATCCGCCGGATCGGTATTCGCCATCTTCGAACGGAAAAACGAATTGCTCATGTGAAACATGAAACCACTTCCCACCAACGACATCAGAAGCTTGGCTTCCGGTGGCATATTACCGCGACCCTTGTACTTGTCATACAACTCCTCAAACACCTCATCAAAATCCTCAATGTTCTCGTGAACGGACTCTGACCAGCCATCCAATTCCCAATCAAACGGGTTGAACTTACTATTCAAGAACTCCGCACCGGTCGCCACACCCATCAGACATTGACGCTGAAATCGCAACGAAGCTTCCAGATTCTTGGCATCCACCAATCGATCATACTCCACCTGGATCTCCTCCAGCGCATTGTCCATTGTGAATCGCTTCGTTAGATTGTATCCCTTTCCCTCCAGACGATTGAGTTTGTTGATCAAATCGATCTTCTTTTTGCGCTCCTCCTCAACGCTCATACGGGTTGCTGCCGCCAAATTGATCGACGGGCCTGATGCGGATTGTTCATTTCCGAATCCGTTTGAAAACGAAGATTCCTTATTCACAAATACATCTGGTAAATTGGAACTGCCTTTTGCGTCCGGAAGATCAAATGAGATCGATTCCAATGGTTCCATGGATCCAAATCCGATGTCATCTACCTTTTCCAATGTAGAGATCGGCTGACTTGTTCCTGCCGGACGAGGGGGGACACGACTGGACGTTAGTAGATCGGCCCCAAAGTTGTCACCAAGATCGTCGCCACCCAACTCAATTACGTTACCAATGTTTGAGCTGATTCTGATATCCGAGTCTCCACCCATGTTCTCCGCAAAACTTTGCATGTCGGCAATGGATACCATATGTCTTTCTTCCTCACGGCTTTTTTAAGTATGTTACCTGACGCACCAACTGATGAAGAATCCCAGTAGTGCTCCCGCTGCGATCTGTGGAATCGTATGACACCGTTTCTCATATCGAGACACCATAACCAAAAGAGCGTATCCGATCAGAGCTGCTCGAATCCATTTATTTTCGGTTTTACCATAATAAAAAGAAGCAAAGAACGTAACTTGAGATGAATGCCCCGATGGCATACCGGGTCGCCCACCTTGTTTTCCATCATTACACCATAAATTACAGTCTTTGGCTCCGTTTGGTCGCGGACTTGCTTCTTTGATAATATAATGTTTAATGAATTCGCCGATACCCGTCGTGGCAAACAATCCTACAAATGCTTTTATATGATTTGTATGTTGATTCATAATGAATCCAATCACTGGTACGACATACAATAATGCAGCCGACATGGAAATGACATCTTGTAGATGCATCTTGATTAAAGGTGAGAAATCAATGTTCGCGATACCGTGTTATACACTGTATCACACAGAAAATAACGAAGAATCCCATTATGATATAAAATACACCATATTGTGCATCCATCTATCTCTCTCGTTGATTATCAATCATACACGATTGGAACCGTTCACAACAATACCATCCAAGCGTACAAACACCACATACAAATACTACAAGCCCGATTGTAAAGGTTGTCGTATCCATCTTGCTTCTAGCAAGGGAAATCTACCGCCATACACACGGCGTCGGCCATATCCGATTTCTTCACGGCATTCTTCCATTTCTCATACAAAATAGGGCTGACCACTGTTCCTGATTCAAATAATTGCTTAACGCGTGCTTCCGATTTGTTTTTTCGTTCCGCATATCCCGCATCGCCCACTTCTGCGTCTTGTACTTTCTTTTTCGCATGAATGAAATGATATTTTGGAGTTTGTCCATGTTGAAGAAACTGCTCTCTCAGTGTAGCAAATAGAAGGACCTGAACGGATTTCATATGAGGATTTTTAAATGCCGGTTGGTTTTCTAATAGAACATGTGTACAACCAGAGAATTCAGTCCACATACTGGAAACAAATACTCTTAGCGCATCATGGATGAGTTCTAGTGAGACGTGTGACGCATTGGCTTGTTTTGGCTGCTCAAATACGAATGCGAATTTCTTAGACAACGCCTCTAGACACTTTTCCTTTGTTTTCCCATCTGCCGCATCACAGTGAGTTTTCACTAGTTCTTTTAAGACCGCATGGACTGGTAGTTTCTTTTTTACCAGCTCAGGAAGAATCGTGTGTGTCTTAGGAATGTGTCGTTTACAATAGACATTGTCGGCAACACGATACGATGCTCGAAGCTTACACGATGAACATACAACCGGCTCAACGGGTGGCAGCAAATTAACATTTTCCAGCGCGTTCACACGGATTCCTTCCAAAATACAAAACGCTAGATTTTTAATACCAATGTCGAAGGCAAGAACCTTACTCATTTCCTCTTCATCACAAATATTGTTTATACCCCATAGATGGACAGCGACGATGAAGCGATTGAACAACTCTATTGGCAGGTTATGGTATTAAATGATACCATGAAGACATTAAATCAAATGGTCGCACAGCAACAAAACGACTTTGACACCTTAGAGGATGTCATCTTAACCCCTAAACAAGACGCACAGGTTGCCTGTACCACATTAGTAACTGCTGATCATTATAAGAGTCGATCGAATTGGTATTATTATACGGCTGGTTTCGTTGCGAGTATTGGGACAACGCTTGCGCTTCTATTTTTGTTGTAATCCGAGACAATCACATGGATCGGATTGGACATGATGGGGATTGAACCCATGACTTTTCGCTCATAAGACGAACATTCTACCTGATTCTGAATTACATGTCCTTAATTTGAGAGAATATTATTCCCTATAAATCTCTAAACATCAATCCTTTAAGTTATATCAATGCGCATTAATCTAAAAATTTCAAATTCTTGTTCAACAAATTTTGTATTATATTTTCCCATATCTTTAATGACATACGGGGTGTAACCATATTTTTGAATAATTGCTGTTTTTACTTTATCTCTTGCTTCAACTTGTTTTAATGATTGTGTTTTACTAATTTGTTTATAGTGCCATTGTCCATTCCACATAATCGCAACTTTTTCAGAATGAATAATCACATCCGCGTCCCATCCGTCAAAAAATGGTTCATTTGTTGTAATCGTGAAGTCTTTTGAGCATAATTCAGAAAAATAAATTTCATTCTTACTACGTCTCGATTGTCGTGTAGCTGATACTTTTCCGCCTTTTTCTCCATTTTTGATGGCACCCAGTTTGTAGTTATCTGTTTTTTCAAGTAATCTTTGACATACTGATGAGCATAATTTTATTTTAGATGTTCTTGGTTGAAATTCTTTTTGACATATTTTACAAAAAATTGGTTTTAATCTAACTGGTGTTTTGTAACCTCCAAATGGTAAACCTGACCCACAATATGCGTGAAGAAAACCTCTGCTAATTCGACCATATGTTTGTTTATACATTAAATTACACTTACTACATCTTATGTCAAGTAATTTACTCGCATTGATATATTCCTTGCTAATTAATTCATCACCTTTATTTTTAATATATTCTGCTACATATTCATATGACAACTTTTTAGGCATATGAATATATATTTAATCTATCTTAAGTGACTTAAAAAACACCGCGCTTCGAATTGCGTCCGCCTTCTTGACGTGTGGTAGTCGTAATATTCTTGCGGTTACTCTGCATTTCAGCAATGGTCGGCGCGTAGCTAAATGCGCCAAACATCGGTGGGCACTTCGCATTCGCACGCTCCACACCGATCCCGCCTAGAAGATTTGTCGGGTTCACTTCCGAATAAAACGGAGTCGAATGAACGACTGCCGCCGGTGGCGGCATCGTATTTGCCATCGGAAGGGCGGCGCCGGTCCATTCTAGCTGACGACGACGAGACTCGTCCATTAATTCGCTTCCATGACCAATCATCCATTTCTTTGTATAGAATTGCTGACCAGTACGAACATTCTTAGAACATTGAGAACGATAGTCCGTTACCAAACGACCATCCTCAAGGGTCGCTGCGCGGGCAGGGTAACGGGAATCTCGGGCTGGATGACTGTTTTTGCTCGGTGCCAAAGCTGCTTCACGTGCTCCATGATACTCTGTACCAAATGAAGGATGAGTGAATAAATTTGGATAAGTATCTCTTGTAAATTCGTTAGTGATATATTCTTCCATCTACTAATGAATTCAGAGAGATTCATCACTAACGGATGCACTGGTTTCTAAAAATGAATTAGACCCCACTGCTCCGATCGAACTGGGTTTTACAGTAGAACTGCGATCGGAAGTCTTTAATGCTTCAATTAGAGGACCCTTCTTGGTCACACCTACAATATTTCGTGATTTAGCCAATCCCTGAAGCTCCTTTAGAGACATCGATTCATAATTCGGGCTTGAAGCCTGCTCTTCCACGGCGTCCGCAATTACTGACTTATAACCATCGATATCAATTACCTCATCGCCTGATGACTCTTCTAGTGCCGGTGAGTCCTCCTGCGCTCCATTCAAGAGGGGTTCATCCTTCTCCGCATCATCCTCAAATGGGGTGTACTCCTTCTCCGTATTCGTGGATGTAGAGGGTTCTACTGCGCTACCGGATGGTGTTGCCGGCTGATCCATTGGGATTTCCGTATAGGATTTGATCTCTGCGCTCATCTTCAAATCCAATAAGATCGACTCTAACAGGCTAATCTTCTGCTCCGATTGCTGGATACATGTGTACAAATATAATGCGATCGATCCAAATAATAATACCAGGATCAGGCCAATCGTCAGTGTATCGTTCAGCATTCTGTCGTGTCCAAAAGATTTTCTGCTTCGATTCGGGGCGCATTGGAAGTTATTTAAAGAAGACCATTCATTCGTAACAGCGTATCCACGCTACTCACCTTACAAACGCCCTTTTCCAATGAATAGGAAAATCGAATATTTTCATCTTTATCGATCGTGGCGGGACAACAGATCCGTTGAATTGTATCGTCTGCTTTCTCCACCCATTCAAAGATATGAGTACTGATTACACTTACTACATTTGGTTTCTTCCATAATTGTTCGCAATAGATCTCGCAACTTCGTAATGCGTCGGGAGGATTCGTAGAGTGATATAACTCATCGATGAATACGAGAGTTGGCTCATTATGTGTTAATGTGCTTGCGGTAAATTCAATTTCTCGTTCAAATCGTGATTTTGATCCTGGCAGATCATCTGGTTTGAGGCATACATAGATGTGTTGGAACGGGGTGGAAGTAAGTGTACCTAGTGCGCAACCATACGTATGGGCAAGCAGCGCACTGATCGACAGCGCGCGTAATACAGTTGATTTACCTCCCTTATTTGGACCGGTAAGTAGAGCATGACGTTTCGTGTCAAATTGTGCGGATAGTGTTTTACGTGTTTCTTTCGAGACTTGATAATCAAATGTATCGATAATTCGAAAGGTCGGTCGTCTGGATCGGATCCAGTGAACAGGATGGATCTCTTTTTGATTTGCCAGACACATGATCACTTCCAGATTGCCAACATATTTGAGAGCGAGTTTGAAATAATTAGATTCCAGCATGATCCGTGCTGTCGCATCTCGATCATTATTCATGATCGGAAGAGGTGAGGTAAAAAATGTAAACCCATGACTGGTCAGCAATGATTCTAATGACCCATATAGCTCTTGAAAACGTCTTACAAGTTTACCATGATCACACACGATTGTATCAATGGAATGTAAATGCTTATAGGTCCAATAGGGCTGAATAATTCCTTGAATAAAGGTAATCATAACTACTCCAAATTGTTTGAGGAAATTACCAGGTGATACCGATTGACTAATCGCTTGTTTTGCGCCAGGAGTTATGATCGCCTGAAAGTTTCCTGATAACATCGCTTGTAGAATATTCATATAGTTCGTAAAGTTCATTGGGATTTTGAAGAAGAATCGCAAAATTAAATATGGAGCAATCAATGAAAGTAAAGGAAGAAGAAGCGAGAGACCTGGTAAAATATAGACGCGAATTGCCGACCAAAACGCAAGTACACATGGAATAAAATTAAGAGGCTGAAGAATCGGTTTAAAAAACAAAATCTCATTATACGATTCCTGTTCCAGCTTCGAATCCTGTTTCATTAATGTATTCAGTGTCTTCTCCACTTCCGCAATTTCACCAAATAGCACATGCGCTTTCGAGAAGAAAGTTGGGTCCTTTTCCATTGCATCTTTAAAACGTTTGAATTTCATGCGTAATGTCATCAGCTCTGTACTATCGGATCTCCAATCATGAAGCTGACTCGCTAGACTAATTCGGGACACAGCGGTTTGAAGACCGATCCATTCGGAAAATCGATCTTTATCCAAGATCGCATCGATCATTCCACCATCCATCTTGCCGCTCCTCTCATTTTTTTACACATTGATTAAACACGATTCGTATAAAATTGATGTATATTGCTAGCTTAAACACGTTATGAAACTTACCACATAGCGTCACCATTATGACGTCGACTGTTCAGGATATTCAGCATATCCTTTCGCTTCGAAAGACTCTCCGGGAACCCGTTATTCCTTCATCTATTCACGCCCTTATTGAAACCATCCATCACTCCATTGCCAGTGGTACAGAACAGAATGGTTGGAAAACAGTGGATTGGCGTGGAAATGGCGGAAGTAATAATCGTTCTCATGCACAACCCTCCCGTCAAGGGTATCATTCGCATCGTTCCTATTCAGGTCGAGATGCGGCATTTCGCAATCGCCAGGATACACCATCTGTGAGCGTTCCAAGCATTCCGCTTACACCTTCTACAACTGTTGCAGCATCACATGCTGCCCCTGTGCATACTTCTAAGCATCATACATGGCAAGAAGGAGCAGATGGATTTCGCCATCCTCACCAGAAATACGTGAGTAAATTCAAAAAATCATCGGAAAAAGTGGAGGACACTATCTTGAATACGATTCTTCTTGGAAAACTCAACAAATTCAGTCAGCCGAATTATAACGAAATCAAAGAATTCATCATTCTTATTATTGATAATGGTCAAACGGAAATGATTAAATGCTTTATGAAATTGGTGTTTGAAAAGGCGGCAAGTGAAGAGGTCTTTTGTCCCTTGTATGCCAAACTTCTCAGCGAACTCAGTATTCGATATCCTGTTCTTCTTACCGAGATGGCGAATCTTTACACTCAATATATGGAAATCTTTGATGAAATCTCAGAAGATAATACCTCTGAAACCTACAATGAGTTGTGTAAACGTAATGTAGAGAAAAAGTATCGTCGTGGTTATTCCCAGTTTCTCGCGGAGCTTATTAAGCATGATGTGATTGACGCGGAAACCTTTATGAAAAGTATTGTTAAAATTATTAGTCAAGTAGAGGCCAAACGTTTGTGCGCGGATTCTATTAAACTCAATGAAGAGTTCGCTGACTGCCTTATGAAAATTACTAAAGCTATCTGGACCGATGCGGGTTCAGATGATGAAGATGAATCAGAAAACAAAATTCGTAGCATTCGAATCACACTTAAAGAAGAAATCGCAGAACGAATTCAACCTCTCACCGTCCGTAATGCGGAGGCTGTTGGCCTGAGCAATAAGGCACGCTTTACCTTTCTCGACATTTACGAAGGAATTCAAAAATTCTAACTAAATAGAACATGGCAAGGAATACGCGTCTTCGACTCCGTACGGTAGTCCCCAAAACCAAGAAAGCTGTAAAAAGCGCGTATCGTCGCACCACAAAACGTGTGCGATTTTTATTAAAAAGCGCAAAAACGCGCGTAAAGAAAGTTCCTTCCTATTTGGATCGCGCGATGTCACGTATCATTCGTTCTGTTACACGCAAACGCTGATAAAATTGATGAAGTCATCTGACATGATGTAAATTACACCAAGCATTAATTTACACCATGTCAAAAACGAACATGATTAATAGAATGTCACGCGGAGACAAATCCAAGAACGAGGCACGCAAACGAGTGACCAAACGCGGAAAACAGGATGATTCTGATGGAAATGAGAGCGATAGCAGTGTAGATAGCCGCGGAAACATTCGTGATCTGATTGACTACGAGAATGAGTCAGATGACGAAGAGTATGAACCTCGTCCCACCCGCAAGGCTGCTGTGGTAGCACGTAAAAAGATCGATAAAATCATGAAGAAAGAAGATAAAAAAGTCGAAGAGAAAAAAGAAGAAGCAAACACGGTTCACTATCCGGCAGTTAAGCGTAAGACTCCTTCTGCTCCTACACCTCCTACTCCTTCTCGAAAAGCACCCCGTATTATTGAAGAATCAGAGGAAGAAACGGAGGAATCTGAAGAGACAGAAGCAACAGAAGAGGACATCGAAGAAACAGAAGAGGAAGCAGAAGAGGAAGATGAAGAAGAAGAGGAAGAGGAGGAATATGACGACGAAGAGGAAGAAGGAGGAATTACCTATCAAATCATGATTGGCGGTCGTGGCGGTGGCGATGACCCGATGGTTCCTAAACGTCATAACATGAAAAAAGAACCAGAACGCGTAAAAAACTTTGTCAAACTCCTGACTACTCCTGTGGACGAGAATAGCATCGATTCTCAAATTGACCAATTCAAAGCCATGGCGGAAGAAAAACAGAAAGAACTCATCGCTGCACTTGAGAATCGTCCCACCGCCACCAACAGTGGGTTCAATCTCATGCTCAATATTCTTACCATGAAAGTCCCAAAAGAAATCCAGGCCACTATCCTTGCTAAATATAACAGCCTTCAAGGTCTAGACGCTTCTAGCAATGAATACTTTAAAATGCGGGCATGGCTTGATAAAGTAACAAGCATTCCATTTGGCATCTACAAGGATATCCCCGTAAAAATCGAAGATGGACCTGAAAAGTGTGGCGAGTTCATGAAGACCGCCAAGAAGTATCTGGATGAATCGGTGTATGGTCAAGATGAATCCAAACTCCAAATCATGCAGTTTATTGCTAGCAAGATTGCGAATCAGAATAGTCGTGGTCTATGTCTCCTTCTAATTGGACCTCCAGGTATCGGTAAAACAACGCTGATTAAGAATGGAATTGCGAAGGCACTTGGGTGGCCGTTCCAATTTATCTCACTTGGAGGAGATTCGGATGCCAGTACGTACACTGGTCACCAGATGGTATATGAGTCCTCTCACTGTGGTAAGATTGTCAACTCACTGGTTGCGTCGAAATCGATGAGCACCGTTCTGATGTTCGATGAAGTTGATAAGATTTCACAGACACCGAAGGGAGAAGAAGTCATGAACTTGTTGATTCACTTGACCGACCCTGTTCAGAATGGAGACTTTGAAGATAAATACCTATCAGGCGTTCCCATTGATTTGAGCAAGGTGATGTTCGTATTCAGTGCCAACGACATTAATAAAATCGATAAAGTGCTTCTGGATCGTATGCTCGTCATTGATTTGAAGGGTTATGACCTCAAACAAAAGACGGTGATTGCCGAACAATACTTGCTTCCTACAGCTCTGAAAGAAGTGAATCTTCAGGAGAAAGTGGCGATTTCCAAGGAGATTCTTACAAAGGTCATCGAAGAATACGCAAAAGAAGAGAAGGGTGTGCGCGAACTCAAGCGTAGCATTGAACAGATGACACAGAAAATCAATATGCTTCGCATGTACAATTCTCCTGAACTACCATTTTACATCAAAGACTTCTCTCTCCCATTTATCGTAAAGAAGGAGCACGTTCCATTATTCATCAAGAAGAAGGATGATTCGGATCCGGTTCCGCATGGGATGTATCTGTAACCACTTTATTTCCTAGATTACTCATTTCTACATGAATCGTATTAACACCTGTCTCACATGTATTCGTTTTATTTATTTTTGCTCCCCATGATAACCATAATTCACTTTCGTCTCCATTTTTCCACCTCATTAGGGAATGCCACCAATCTGTGATAAAATTACGCTCTTGTGCTGCCTGAATACATACAAATCCGTCCATATCTTTTAACAATGTCTGATATTTTTCGAATTTTTCTTTACCTTCTGGTAATACGTCAAATGTAAGCTGTTCTAGTTGATGACCAAAACCTATCCATTTTACTAACCTTCCATTCGCATCAATGCTTCGAACATTTGGACGAAAATAGGAATTGAGTGTAGTTAAGATCATGGTAGTAAAACTTAATATTGTGTAAATCTCATCAGGAATAAATGTCTTTGTTGATGACTGTGCTGCATTAATCGCAGTTAAAATAGTAAGTGCTAAACTAATGGGTGTAGCCACATTTGTCCAGAACCAACCACAATAATAGGTTTGATTATAATAAAATCCGATCCATATATTTAAATAATCATGGATTTCTTTTGCCTTTTTCTCATATTCTTCATGTGTTACGTTACTCATACTACACGCAAATACGATATATCGTTTAGGATCTCAAAATATAACGAAACAGATTCGTTCGAAATCCGTTAAAGTTCGATCCTGCTGCCACCGTGTACGCACCCATATTTTCAGAGTACACCCATTCTCCCGTCGCCAATTCGGGCAACATCACATCCTCTGAAATCATATCGATCGAATCGCACGTTGGACCAAATAGACGACTTCTGAATTGCTTTTCATTGCGCTCATTAAACGGTAAAATGGTTGGGCGCTCATGATCAAACATGATACAATTAAATGATCCATAAATGCCGTCATTCAAATAGTACACGATCGTTTTTTCATCGTTCTCCATAATGATCTTTTTACCGATCACATTCATGACCAACGTATGCGTGCGTTGAGCAAAATACCGACCTGGCTCCGCCATGAATTCGATCTTCTTTTCTTCATGATCTGGAAAAAACGCCTCAATCCCTTCATTGATCTTGGTTGCGATATTTACGAATTTTACACCTGGGCCATCTACCCCACGGAAACCGCCACCAATATCTACCATGTGAATCGAAATATCGAGTTTTGCCGCAACATCAACTGCCTCTCTTACTGTTCTCAGTGCCTCGTAATAGGTATCCTCAGATGAGCAATTGCTCCCTACATGAAAACTGAATCCCATTACATTCAGCTTTAATGTCTTCGCAATTACAAGCAAATCCTGAACTTGCTCAATACGACAACCGAACTTCTTATTGAACTTACAGATGCTCTTGCTATCGTCCACTGCCAAACGCAAAATCAACTTCGCATAGGGATGAAACAGCTTCACTTTATATAGCTCCTCCTCGGAATCAAATGTCATACAATCCACATCATTCGCACGAGCATAACGGATCTGCGATGACATCTTACACGGATTCGCAAAAATGATACGGGTTGGATCTTGCGTGATTTCAATCACTGTTTTGATCTCGGCTTCACTCGCACAGTCGAAATTAACACCCAATGATGCCAGTGCTTCTAACATGACTGGATTGGGATTACACTTAATGGCATAATAAGGTGTAACCATAGGAAGTAGCGTTTTCCATTGATTGACGGCATGAACAATCTCGCCTAAATCTACAACATAGAATGCTTGCTCACTGCGATTGTCTTCTAGAAAATCGTTGATGATGTCGTACATGTCTACGTCGCTACCATAGAGAGTGACACCGTGCTTTTGAAGTAATGCGTTATCCAACATTTTGGGATATTCTGTCATCTTTTCTAATACACGATTCATTTCTTTATGTGTCTCTTTGTCTTTCTATGTCTATGTTGAGATTTCTTTGCTATACGAAGTGTGCGCAGTTTGCGCTTTCCACCTTTTGATGCGTTGCTTACTAAAGGCGAATTAGACGCTTTATACACGGTTGCGTCGTATTGTGTGGAGTTTCCTGCGATTGTAGCAGTGATGTTGCTCATTCTACGAAGTACATCATTTGCGGAAAGTGCTGGCTTAGCATTTTTGATGGGTTGTTGTACATTTGACGGAGCGTTTAGCTGTTCTGATGTAGCTGTTTTGACTCCCTCTTGTTTAGCCGATTCAAGACTCTTTAGCACAGCTTCTGCTAAATCAGCTTCTGCCTGTGCGGCAGTATTTGTAGAATTCTTCTTTTTCGCCTGCTCTTCCTCATATGTTTTTTTAGATGCTTCAATCGCGGCTGCGAGTTCCATATCTTCTGGTACAAACTTTGGAGTTGTATTTGCTGCTTGTTGTAGCTGCGCAGATTGTGCGTTATTTGCCCCACCCGATAAGGATGAAATATAATTCATCATATTTTGATATCCATGATCTTTGCGATAATCAATGGCTGGTTCTAGTCTATCAATTTCCTCTCTAATCAGTGCTGCCAATCGTAATACAACGGTATTAATAATGCTCGACTTGCCATTAGATGTCTGCTGGGCGTTAATTCGCTGCTTTATCTGTTGTATTTCAGGATTACCTTTTAAGAAATCATATATTGCTTCATTTGTATGTAGAATTCGCTGAAGATTTGTGTCCATATCATCACGTTTTTCTTGCTCAATTCTAGCACTGATTTCTATTAGTTGACGATGTGACTGTCCAATAAATTCATATTTATCACCCTTTGATTGATTCCATGAAACAGGTGTGAAGTGAGAACCCGACCCGTGAATGACATAATAGGGCTGATCTGTTTTCTCCTCTCTATCCTTCCAAAATGGATCTTCCTCGTATGGCTGAATATCAAATGATCGATCCACTGGAAATAATGAACCCGATACAACAATAAAGGGGACATGAAAGTATTTACAGAGAACTTCTAAATCACCTGTTTCTAAGAAATTAAATGAATTCAAAGACTGTGGTCGAGCATCAGGAAGTTGGGTTGCGACAAATCGTCGAAAATAACGTGCGATGTTAATACGAATCTCTGTCGCATACTGACGAAAGATAGGACACACACACGTTAAAAATGAGTGAATTAAACAATCATTATTGGTACCCATCGCATTCATTAATTTACCCCCTTGTAACGGTCCAAAATAGCCCCGCAGATTATATCCATTTGTATAAGGATCTATTCCAATTTGATCTGTATTAGACGGTTTTACTTTTAAGCATTCAGCTACTTGTAATACCCATTGTCTGAGATCCTCAATTGTGATTGGAATATTCTTCGAACATCCAAGTTTGGACCATTCTGCGTCTTCTTCTGCCAAACGTTCCGCTGGCGTTTTAATTGGGGGTTTAACAGGTGAGGACGCCATCTTACTTCTTCCTGCGAGATTTATTTGCCTTCAATAGAATGTCCTTTGCTGATCGATTTAATAGTGGGTGGACCCCCGAATACATGAAACACCTTTTCTTTCTCGTCTCTGTGGGTCTTCTTGTTGCCAGTGATCTCAATTGGCTCTTTATCGCCGTATTCGACGTCAACGCTCTTGAGACTCTGTTTGGAAAAACCTTTGCCCATGTGTTGTATATCCTCGTTGGAATTGCCGCGCTGAGCGTGATGTTCTTCCGTGACTCCTATTTGCCATTTTTAGGACCCATGGTTGCCCCCTGTTCCGTGTTACAAAACCGTGAACCTCCGGGAGCGACTAAAGATGTCAAGGTCATTGTCCCTGCTCATGCGAAAGTCATCTACTGGGCAGCAGAACCCGCTAGTGATAATCTCAAGAATCTGAACTCTGCCATGGAGGCTTATCAGAAGTTCGACAATGCCGGTGTAACCACTGCGAATGCGGACGGCGTTGCTATTCTTAAGGTACGTGAGCCACAGGCATACAAGGTCCCCTTCATGGGTAAGATCGAATCGCACATTCACTATCGTGTATGTGGCGAGTCAGGATTTATGGGCCGTGTAAATACCGCCTATATTAATCATACTGGACCTGAAGGATTTGAATATAATTTGATGGACCCAAAAGGCGATAATTTGGCCGACTCTGCTGCTAGTATTTAAGCGCACTTCTTAAAGAAAAAAATGTAATTGGAGGAAGAAAATTTAGGAGTCTCCATTGCATACGCCCTCTCATCATCCATCCACCACCACTTCTGTGAAATCGGATGTTTGAATTGTGCTGTGTAATGACCGCCCATATGCGAACCATGATGATCCGATACACCACGAAGTTCATAGGACCATTGTTGCTGGGCGGCTTCTGCCTCAGGGGCAAAGAACTCTTGAAGGGAAAGAGTATCACCCTGATACGGGCACACCGTCATGTTCTTTCGACCATCATAATTGAATCGACGCAATGTAATGAAGAGATTTCTCGGAAGTCGCCATAAATGGCTCTGAATCTTTGCGGTATGGCGTCCCTTACAATTATCACACGAATATCCTTCAATCTCTGACTGCTCATTTACTTCGCGGCGAATCCATTCCATAAAGGTTTGCCCCTCGCATGGTACTTTTAACGAATTAAATATTTCCCATTGATACGTGTTGTTGCTACAGTTCGTACAATGGACTGTCTTTCGTGTCATACCAAAAAAACACTCTACAATCTTGCTTGTATTCTTTGACAAGTATCGATTCCATCCATTCGTTGCTAGGATTCGCATTTGCTCCGTGGGCGTCGCATGTACTGGAACCTGTTGTTCTTGATACTCTGATGTTGTCTTCAGTGCCTCATGAAAATGATCTAGCAAGTACACTAAGTACTCATGACTATCATTTGGAACAGGAATGCCAAATGATTCATAGACCGTTCCTTTTACCGCCTTACATACCTCTGAGATGAATCCAAGCGGACGAACATACGCTGGTTTATACGCCGACCACAACGATTTCAAAATATCCTGATAAGCCAATAATATCTTTTTATTAGAATCAGTGTCTGGAGTGTTGGCTAATTGTTCGGTGAATGATTCGGTAAGGCAAAAAATGTCCCATTCAGAACATGCTCGAAGAAGTTGGATTGTTGAATTACTATAGCACGTATTTCCCATATTTTGGATTCCTACTACACCTTTCAGCATAGGATCCTTATCATCCACTTGGATGCTTTTTTGCTCGGTAGATGCCTGCGGTGCATCCATTCTGTGTCCTAAACGCGTTCAGGGCTTAAGTCTTCAACGCGACATTTTAATAAACATGGCGCGCCCTTATTCCATTACCCTATTGAATGATCTTCACGAGCATTTCCCCGATCTTCTCTATCGACCCACACGATTCCATAACATAGGAGATGTATTAAACTACGTAATCGGAGTAGCACGTCAAAGCCCATATGACGCAGGTCGAGAAGAATATGAGCGAAATCGACGTGTAGCAGAACCCCCCTCTCACACTGCTTCCATTCCTGCGGTTGTTTCGAATCTATTTGGCGCGCAATCTGAAGCAGAGCAAATCTATAACGCAATCTATGGAGAACCCTATCGTCCCAGCTCAACTATTTATCGTCGCTCAGGCCTGTCGGGAATAGGCGCAACGTCTATGTTCCGTAATACAAACCCAGTTGGAATTGGTTCTACTGGAATAAGCACATCATCCGAGTCTATTTTACGTAATACAAACCCTGTTGGAATTGGTTCTACTGGACTAAGCATATCAACCGATCCCATAATCTCTTTTATTGGAGGACTATTAGGCAGCTCATCTTCTCCTCATATTGGAGGGATCTCTCTTACCTCCTTTCTAGATGATCGTGTGACCGTTCGGCCCACGGAGGAACAAATTCAATCAGCAAGCGTTCTGACGATCCACAATCCTCAATCTGAAAATTGCGCCATTTGTCAAGATTCGATGGAAGATGGCCAATCCGTTCGTATTCTAAGTCATTGTATTCATCGATTTCATCAAGAATGTATTGATACATGGTTTCAGAGCCATGTAACGTGCCCAACCTGTCGCCATGATATCAGGGAGTCGAATGCATAACGATATGTGTAGTATAGGGCTGTAAAAATAAAAATAGCGATATTCGCTTTCTATTTTTATTTTAGAATAGTTATTACAATACACTCAGTACACTCAAATCCTCGGGTAGCTCTGAAATCGTCGTCGAATAATGTGACTCAATCTCTTTAACCGCATTCATCTCATCGCCACAGATAAGATTAATCGCGCTACCCTTCTTACCATATCGACCCGAACGACCAATACGATGAACATAATTCTCACGTTGAATCGGCATCTCATAATTGATAACCAACGAGATTTGCTGAACATCAATGCCACGTGCCAACAAATCAGTGCTAATCAGAACACGTGTCATACCCGAACGGAAATCCTCCATTCGCTTTTTGCGTTCCGCTACCTCCATCTCACCGTGAATAAACTCCAACGTAAATCCATGCGATGACAGCTGCTTCGCTAGCCACTCTGCTTTCTGACGCTTGTTCACATAGATGATTGCCTGATTCACAGTAATCTGCTGGTACAAATCGAGTAGAACCGGCAACTTCCAGTCCTCGCGATCAAGCTGAACATAATACTGCTTGATACCCTCCAGCGTCACTTCGTCTGGAGGAAGTAAAATACGAATTGGATTGCTCAAGTAATTCTCCGCAATCTCCAAAACATTCTTCGGCATCGTCGCACTAAAGAGCGCCAGGCGAGTCGAGCTTGGAAACTTGCTATTCAGAATGGAACGAATCTGGTCAGCAAAGAGGTCCTCCAACATCTGATCTGCCTCATCCAGAATTACATATTGAATATGTTCTACACTCAGTTCACCACGGCAAATCAGGTCAAACACACGGCCCGGTGTGCCAACAATGAATTGCGCTCCTGATTTCAAGGCCGAAACATCCGCGCGAATCTGATTTCCGCCTGTGGCGGAAAGAACCTTCAAGTTCATATACGAACCAATCGCCTGCGCCACGCGCTCCGTCTGTTGTGATAGCTCACGTGTCGGACAAATCACAAGTACTTGAGGAGCCTTCAAGTTTGTATCGACCGCCGATAGTGCTCCAATGGTAAATGCGCCGGTTTTGCCAGTACCCGACTGCGATTGTGCCAAGATGTCATTTCGTTGACTCATTGGTACAATCGCCAGTTGCTGGATCTTTGACGGCTGTTCAAAGCCATAATTGTAGATACCACGAACAAGGGTATCATTCAGACCCATTTCATCAAAGGTCTCATACGCCTTTACGGCGATATCATGTTCAGGAGTAGCATCAGTCATTCTCTGGAAGTAAATCTACTGAAATCTTTATGCTGACCCAACGTCAATTTTTATGATTGTGTGCCTGGATATAAAATTGATCATTTAAACTATCATCAAATAGAGATAACCATGGCTGACGAAATTGCTGACTTTGAAGGTGAATATGACCAAGAATGGGCAGAGGAGGAGTTTGAAAATGAGTTAGATGTAGTCGTTGAAGAAGATGCTGATGTGAAAACCGAAATGAAACCCGAATTAAAGAAGCTATACCAACAGCACCCCGAATGTGTCCTCGATTACATCGAGCAGATTATTCCTAAAATCCCTCTCCAAGTTGTTCCTCCAGGTGGCTCTAAAGCAGATGCCAATCATCGCACCTATCCGTTTCTGACGAACTTCGAGCGCACCAAAATTATCGGCCTTCGTGCTAATCAGATTAGTAAAGGCTCTGTCCCCTTTGTCGTTGTTCCACCACATATTACAGATGTCCGCGACATTGCCCGACTGGAACTTGAACAAAAACGACTGCCGTACATTATTAAACGCCCTTTGCCAAATGGCACCTTTGAATACTGGCGCTTGACCGATCTTCTACAATTGTAAGAGTGGCGTAACACGTACTCTTTGTCCACGTATATCAGTAAATGCCCTTCGCTTACCCACTTGTTTTACGCGAAACATTTTACATAAATTATAATATTCTTGTTCATGTAAGATGGAAATAGAAATAGGTATATTTTTTAGTTCAAGCGGCATTCTTATTTGGATCAGCGAATTTAAAATTTGATGAATTTGGCTTTTATAAAAAAAAGCAGACATGGAACATCAAGATTGGACAACCGTTACCTTAAAGAAACGCACGAAAGATGCCCCTCGTGATTCCAATCGAAGCGAAGTGGCACGATTATCCAAGCTTGAACATACCGATGAATACACCCCTCCTAAAAAGCGTGTGAATGCGGAATCCATCCAGGCACTGATTCGAAAGCGCATCGAGCTCGGACTTTCACAAGAGAAAGCTGACCAAAAATGCGCATTTGCTAAACACACCTTTAAGGATATTGAATCCCATAAGTCACTTCCCACAGTATCGCAACAATCCACGCTACAACGCATCTTTGGCGTTCAATTGAAAATCGACCACATATAAAGAAATATCCTGTATCATATATAAAATGTTATCTGTTATTTTTCATTCTTATTTACACCAATCTAAGACCGCGTGTCTTTATCGAATTGGCTCGGAATATCTTTGCCCTACTCTCTCCTTTCCTCACATTCACACGGTATCATTAATTCACTGTAGTCGTACAGGAGTAAGTAATGTACTTACTCCGCATCGTTTTCCAAACCTGAAAACAGTACATTACTTATCAGCACATCCTGGTCAAGCTGACATTTATCGGAGATTTTCTCAGCCAATTGATTGGGTATTCCCCAATCAAAAATACGTATTTTATAATTATATGATGGATGCGGGGATGGGTCGTGTAGAGCACCGTTTGATTCGTAAATATATTCATCGCATTCGCACTCATCCCTATGAGGTTGAACTTAATCTTCCTGGATATGGTTCTTACGATGGTGAGCAGTATCATTCTCAGCTGATTCGCGCACTCCAGCAATCTTATACCCCATCATACCCAAAAGTAATCCTTTTTCAAAATGACATTACAATTGAACATAACCCTTATTTTGAATCTAGCTCCACCAATTCATTATCGTCCTATCTTGAAGCTAAAAAAGACGATGACTTTTTTAAGATATTGATGGATGATTGTAAAAAAGAGGAAAAAAATAGCAAACCACCGTTCTATCTTTAACCACCTTGACGCCACTCCTTGCCACAATTCAAGCATGTGATAAAGATCGTCATCGGTTCATCTGCCGAGCGTGTCTGAAGTTCATAATACGTACACTCCTTCTTCTGACAACGACGACACTTAAATTGATCAGTGGCACGACTCTTATTTCCTTCCAAAATCTTTTGCTCGCGCTGAAGCAACTTATCCTTAAGTGCGAACCATTTCTCTGGAAACAATTCATATGATGACATGAATGGGATTTCATATAGGGTAAACTCACCCTCTTTTACACGATGGAGGAGACGTGTATTCTGTACAGGGCTTTGTGGGTGAAGATTGCTCATAATGCTACGAAGAATCTGTCGATACACTTCACGAAAAGCAGGTGTCTTCCAGTTACGTGGGATATATTGTTTTTGAGAATATTGAAAGGATGCTTCAAAGATTCCCTTCTCTAGCGAACGAACCTCCTGAACAGGAAAGAAATCATGTAGAAACGAGAGAGCATTCAAGCATTTTTGACGAAGTGGTTGTGATTCAGGTTCAGAATCAATGGAAATCTCTTCTTTCAGTGCGCTTGTATCTACCTTCGCATACACGGGGGCACGTCGGCGTTTTACTACTACTGGAACATCTTCCTCGATTTCCTCATCCTTGTCGGGCAACAAATCCTTCTCTGAATCGCTCTCCTCAAAATCATCCTTCACCGATGTCGCATCATCCTCGGAAATAACATCCTCCACATCTTCTGTGTCTTCGTCCTCTTCGTCTTCCTCTTCACCTGCTTCCTGATAGAAGTTCGTCCATTGCTCCGCTGTAAATGGAATAGGCTGTGACCACTGTGTACCCAGTGATACAACAATCAATGCGTCACCAAATAGGGTAATACCTGAATGGGGCTCAGGTAGTTCCGTTTTGTTTTCTGTCCCTTTCTTGCCTTTTACATATCCAAATACAAAGATAATCTTATGATCGTGTTCATAATAACACAGTTGTTCAGGTATTTCTTTCTTTTTCAAGTATTTTTGGATGCTTTCGATGGTTAACGTACCCTCAGGTGTCAATGCCAGGTTTGCTTTGCGAACCTCTCCTTTCGTAGAAAGTACCACTGTGGAGAGTGAAGTCATCGTGGATGTAGTATATTTATATAGACATAT